TATCCTGCTTGTCAAGCTTCTCATTATGTACAGCCAGCAGTTGGCCCATCTTTACAGAGTTATCCTGTAAGGAATCCACAACTCGTTCGAGTCTTTCTATAATTGCTGAGTTAATGTTTTCCATAAGAATATTTATTACCAAAACAATCTATAGGAACCATTAATTTTTAGTCCATGACCCTGTAATGTTATCCGAGAGTCCCCATCCTGGAACTGATCTCCGAGAATCATCTGATGTAATATCCTACCAGTATAGTAGAAAGAATTACCTGGAGTGTGACTAAAGACCTTAGGCATGTACTGCTCCAGATCACCACAGTCTGCCCTGAATAACTGGTACTTCCAAGGTCTTTCAATGGCATGTTGTAATCTTATTTCCTTAACATACTCTAAGTTCTGATACCTCTCGATGATAGGGTGAGGATACTTCTCTTGTATCTCTTCTGAACGCCTCTGTAATGCCTCTGGAAGGTCATAGAATGCTATTGCTGACCCTCTCTTAGGTCTAGTAATAGTAAAGGTAAAGGAGAGGGGTTCTGAGATGTCTATAACCTTACCATACTTCTTAACCAAGAACTTAAGAGCATGCATAAACTGTCCATCCATATGGAGACAGCGATGATGTTTCTTAGGACTAGGGTTCTCATCGAACTCATAGATGTGGAACCCAGGTAGAGCAAGCTCTCCTTCGTATCCACATACTCCTATGTGTGGAGTCAATGCTTCTAATAGTTTGTGGTACACCCACCCAAACTTTATGTTCAGTACCCTATTAGTAATACTCTTGTGCTCCTCATAGTACTTCCATCCATTGTCAGAAGCATCCATGTATAGGGTAGCACCTAGGGTAGAGTAGTGCATGAAACTCTCTAGGTCTTCAGTCTCACTACAAATATCGTTAGTAGGATGCCAGTTGGATCTCTTCTTCCACAGTGGTCTACATGCGAAGACATCTTCCTCTACCTTCTTGACTTCCTCTTCAGTTAATACCTCTACGATACCTAAGTTCAAAAGTATAACCTCCAGACACCATCACATTTTAATCCATGTCCTTGTACTGTTATCCTACGGTCAGTAGGAATGACATCACGTCCTGGTATTATCTGATGAAGCAGATGCCCTAAGAAGTATATCAAATTACCCTCAGTATACTTCTCAATGAGAGGTTCACCACTTGGTTGATACCCATCAGCACTATCATTCTCCCACATGTGTGGGTTGTTCTTGATACCTTCTAGGTACTTACTCTTATCCTCATTGGTCTGGAAGTTAAATGAGTTGATCATATCATCATCAAAGTCAACGTGATCCCATATGAATAGACCACCACCATTATGAGGTAGCTTAACTGATAGGGTAAAGGACAGTGGGTTAGAGAAGTCTACTTGCTTAAAGCACTTCCAGTATCCACCGTGCTCCTTATACTGTATGTCACAGTGGATGCTAGCAAGTGGTTGCTCTAACAACCTCATCTCTCTGTCTGATACAGGTTGTCCCTTCTTAGGTCCAAAGATATGGAACCCAGGTAGAGCAAGCATATCATCTACTACACAGGGGGCACCTAACTCCTGCTCCATTCTGTCACACAATATCTTATACATCCAACCAAACTTCTTCTTAAGGAAGGGGTTGATTGCTTCCTTATGCTTGTGATACTTCTTTATATCATCACAACCTTCTAAGTATGTGACAGCACCAAAGGTCCAGAAGGGTACGATAGGTCTACACGTACTCCTATTGAGCCACAGTCTGTCTAACTTATCTAAATCATTCTCTATGCGTCCACACTCTTCAGGTGTGAGGACATTAGAAACTCGTGCGAACTTCATGATCAATCACCAATACACTACGGGGTCTCTTCAAAGTATTGTACACAGCATGACGATTACGTCCCCAGAAGAACATGAACTCTTTGTTCTTGAACTCTGCGACCTCTATCTTCTTAGTACACTGGTTCAGTAATGCTAGGTGACATGAGCCACCGTCCTCATCACCAACATCTAAACCAAACAATCCTCTAATAAGATATCCCCAAGGGGGATCAGGATCTCTATCAAAGTGTGGTTTGATTGTCTTACCAGGCTCCAGTACATTTATACCAACCCTCTTCACACAGTTAGCTTTCCTTGCTGTGGAAACTAACTTAGGTAACAACTCACAGTTATGTTTATGTTCAGCAAAGGTACCACCAACTGATACGTTACCACCATCTATCTTACTATCCTCAAACTCTTTACCCTGACCATACAAAGGTATGTTCTTCCAGTACCCATCATGATTTGCTAGTTTCTTCTCTCCAAAATATCCAGTATCATTCTCATCGTCAGCACCCCAGTTAACAGTCTCAAGCTGCGAAAAAACTGCCCGAAATTCATCGCGCAGTTCTTCATAGTTATCTACTAATAACTTTAGTCTTGGTAGTGCTTCTATTAATTCGTTACAGAACCCATCAGCAGGATCAAAGTTCGATAAACTTGGTAACAAATTGGCTGGTCTCTCCGAGGGTGCTGATAAAGACATCTTTATGCTCTTCACTTAATTCATTAAATTTGGTAACAAAATATGCTGCTTCCTTTACACTCAATTCTATTTGACTGTCATCATAGAAGAAATATGTTGTAGGATTCTCATGGTTCTCTGTGATCTGATCACACATGAGTTGTAATACTACATCACCTGTGTAGGCTTCCTTCTTCTGATTATTCTTGTTCATACTTTGACTAAGTTTCTTCTGTCTATCCTTTGCTTTCTTTTGATAGTCAGATGACTTAGCACGTGCTATGGTCTGGATCTCTTGCTTACGATTGGAAGCACGCTTCTCCCGCTCCTGTTTCTTCTGTACCTTACGGCGTTGAGAAAGGAACTTGTAGGCTTGCTTAGTAGCTTCACCAGATTCAGCTAGAAATTCTTCAGACATTTTCTTTTTACGTTTAGCGAGACGTTTAATAAGCTTGCGAGCTTGTTTACTCCTACCATCTATGTAGGTGGGATCATCCCTACGGTGTTCCCATTGCTTACCTGCTGACTCCTTCTTCTTACGAGATTTAGTAGCACGTTTAGAGAACTTCAGAACTGGATCAAAGCCTGCGACCGCACCCTGACCAGTGGTAGGGGTGTTGATAGGTCCAACGTTACCACCGAATGTACCCATCTCAGTGATTCCCTTGGTCATATCTGCTTTAACTCCTTAATAATCTGATGGTTGATAGGAATGACACTCAGACTATCAGTCTCCTTCTCAGGATACCGTCCGAGGAATATCATAATAGATTTAATAATAGACCAGTACTCCTTGTCCATCTTGAAAAACAAGAGGGGAGTAGCAGCCTCACCAAAAACATTGTATACGATAATGATATGGTTGAGGAGCAAGTGTAACTTGACCTCACCGTTCTTAAGATACTTGTTGATGAGACGCTTAATGTATTTAAAGCGTCTCAAATCATCCAAGAAATCTTCCTTTGTTACAGCGGATGGATTATCATAATGTTTAATAGCGAATAGGACGTAGTTGTCCTCTGTCAATTCAGTGAAGTTCATCCATTATGCTCTGTCTAGGACAGTTAGTGTACCAGCAGTACTGATCTTCTCAACACCACCAATGGAGTTGTTGACTCTACATCTGTACTTGTCACCATTGTCAGCAGCGACTGTAAGACCTGTAAGTGATCCAGTATTTGCTGAAGTCTTACCAGATAGGTTGACCCAGTTGCCTGTAGCGGCTTCCTGTTTCTGCCATTGGTAAGTAAGTGATGCGCCAGCACCTGTAGATGATGCTCCAGACAGTGTGAATGTAGCAGCAGCTGTAGCAGCAGCAGTTACAGTAACGACAACAGCAGCACCGCCACCACCACCAAGTGATGCGTCAGCGATTGTTATTGTCTCACTATCAGCGTAGCCTGCACCACCAGATACTAGAGTGATTGTTGGATCACCGTTAGCAGCAACAACAACTGTGAAGTCAGCACCTGTACCAGATGCGTTACCAGCAGCGTTGGTTACTGTGTATGTTCCAGCAGTTCTAGATCCATCAGCACCACCGTTGTCACTGAATGTAGCAACCGCACCAGCAGGAGCGTATGTTGTTACACTAGCAACTGTACCTGGTGTAATTACTGAAGTAATATCAGCAGCAGCTGTGTCATCTGATTGTGTCTCAGATGCGTTTGCTTCTGGTCCACAGATTGTAACTAAATGCTCTGTCTTATAACGAGTGTTACCATGATTGTCAGTAAAGGTCACATAAGACCACCATCCAGGAGCATTCAACCCTCTTGCTTTATTCTCTGCGAGTTGTGCTTCTGTGTCATCAACGAAGACGACTGTTTTTGTTTGTGATGATGCTGCAATTCCCACGCCACCTTTAGTTTTGTTGGCATTGCTGTCATCCTTTCCGTAAAGGGACATGGTATGCTATCTCCGAGTTAAATTAATACCTATATTTTATTTATTACAGGTAGGCTTTAGATATATTAGTCAAGAACCCAATGAGAGTGACTCCAGCAGCTAGGACTGCTGCTGCTCCTATCACCCACTTCTCAACTACTTTCAATCTTTCTTTTAGTTCATCCTGTTTTTCCTCAAGACGTTCGATCTTGAGTTGCATCACAGTGATCCGTGTCTCCTGTGAAGCATCAAGTCCTAAGTCACTCATGAGAAGTCAGCAGCAACTGGGATATCTCCCTTGTCTGTACGTGCTCTCAAAGCCTTAGCAACCTGTTCAAAGAGTAGGTCATCTACATCTGTCTTAGTATTCTTAACTGCCTTTGATAAAAACTTTAGGCAGAGTTCTACTAACTGTTGTTCAATGGCATCACTATCAGGAATCTTAGCAATAGAACTATTGACTATCCTAATCGCGTACGGGAACAACTGATCTTTAATAAACTGTTTCATGCTCAAGTAAAATGCTATTCTATATAGGGGTCTTCCAATAGAAATTCTGTATGCTCTTCTAGTTGATCAATCGAGTAATCAAGTATGACAATGATGCGATCGTGAGTACCATTATGCTGAGCCCAATGCTTATCGTTGTCATGGAATGCGAAGAGATCTCCCACCTCCCATGTTCTCTTACGTCCACGTACACTTAGCCATGCTTCAGGGTCAGTGACCACAGGGAAGTGTAGTCTCAGTGAATCCATGTCACCATTATGAGGATTTATCTTAGTGCCTGGTGATAACCTGCTGATGGTAGCAGATTTTAAAAACTTATTATCTATATCTTCTTTCAAATACTCAGCAGTCTTAGGGCATAGATCATTGAAACTCTCATAGATCTTAGGTCCATGCTTATCTACTTCTTCTTGAGTGGTGTTGAATAACTTAGTGAATGATACCATCTCACTAAGTTGGTAGTCACCATCAACTACAGTAGAGCCTACCTGATTGATTGGGAAAGGTATAACTCTCCAAGCTCCATCCCAGAGCTGGACTCTTCCAAGGTTCCTGTCCTCAACCCACTTGTCCATGACCCACTCTTCAAAGACATAACGGTTGAAGTCTACGAATGCTAAGACTTCAGGGATGATTTCTTTATAATAGTTTTTAAGATTACGAAATGAGGAGAGGTGTTCTAACCTATCCTCGTACCAAATTTTTCTCATTTATCACGTATACTTTCTGAACCTCCTACAGCAAAGGGATTATACTTTGCAGTAGCAATCTGATACATCTTCTCATGTATCGTTATCTCTTCTTCATATTCAGTTTCATCTTCACCCAGATCAGGACGTTCGGATGACTTGTCTGTAGCTACAGGCATAGAGTCATGTGGATGGGGTATGTCATCAAACCAATCGTCAAGGGGTAATCTATGTAATGGAGCTTTGATCATCTAACCTCAGGACATTCTTTAGTACCATGTACGGGACACTCTTCTCCTTTCTTAGTCCAGTTACATGCCTCTTTGACCTTTTCTTTTTTAGCCTTAGGCATCTTCCTATCGCCCTTTAAATGCGGTTGACTTCCATCCGCATCGTCGATCTCAGGCATGATCTCGACTGGGCCTGCTACTTTTTTTCAGCTATTGCTCTCCAAGCTGAGAAGGATTCTTTCTTAGCCTTCTTCTTCTTGTCATAACCATTAGCATAAGCAGCCTTCTCCTGCTCTTTATTCTTAAATGTCTCTTGTACCTCAGCATTCTTCTCGTGATTGATCACGTGCTCATGAATTGCTTCGTCAAGTACATTCAATTTTTGAACAGGAACGTTCTTCTCTATCCCGTGTTCAAATATTATATCATAATGTGAGACTTGTCCATCTTCTGTTAAGGTATGTTCACCTTTAAGACAATCTCCTTTACCCCACTCAGCATGTTCTACCTTAGTAGCACAAGCATGTTTAGGCTTCTTAACCTTAGGAGCACCCTCTGTACCCTTAGGTTCAGCGAGTTTCATACCAGGAGCATCACCTCCTCCTACACCATTGGCACCAACACCCTTGACATCTCTGTTACCTAGTTTACCAGGTGACTTGTCGAACCTCCACTCCTTTCTGAGGTCTTTGTGTAAAGCTTCTACAGCAGACTGTACGTAGTCTGTGGATTCATGGTTGTCCATCTTATCTTTTTTGGGGTCTGTGGGAATGATTTGCTTGACCTTTACTGTGCCTTCAGGTTTCTGTACCTTCTGACCAGGTGTCAAGGACATAACATATTGTCTGTACGCATCAGTACCGATCTCGAATACCTCTTTGATATCCTTAACCCATGTACGGAATGTATTTGCTTCAGCGGTTACACAGATCACATAGTTAGGACCACGACGAATGATCTTACCTACTTGATCCTTTTCAGTGAGTACCCACTCACCTTCTTTGTAGATTTCTTCTGCGTAATACTTGTCACGCACAACTTGATGCTGTGCCTCCTTTCTTACCTTCTTTAAATCGCTGAACGACTTCATCAATCTAATTTTATGTACAAGTTTATTTATAAAGAGTCAGCTATCTCGTCCATTAACTTCTTTGTCTCAGTCAATCCGAGAGCCTTTGGTATACCTTCTCTGAATGCTTGGAAGTCTCCAACTGCTGCTGCCTTCCTCATTTTTGTACCAGAGATAGCAAACGTATCACCATCAGCATCCCTCTCACCTGATGATATGACCTCCATCTTTCTGAAAGAATAATTCTTACCATTATATTTCTTGATCCATTGCATAGCATTCACTCTATCGGACCCCACTACCATGATAGCATCATCATATCCTTGTGTCGAAAGTTCTTGGAGTATCGCAGTAGGATCCCTAGGTCCACTCCGAATCTGCTTTGCTAGATGTGGGAACATCTTCTTAGCATAGTATAGTTTCCTGTCAGGTGACAGAGGATTAGATCCTTTACTATCTACTGTCTGTGACAGGTAGATGAACCAGTCACACTTACCTGCCTTCTTCTGTACAGCCTGAAAATTTTCCGCGTGACCCACCGTGGGTGGTTGAAACCTTCCGAAGGTAAAGTATACGCATTTATAATCAACTATTTCCATGACTTATCTAAAGTAAAGTTGATGAAGGAGAACTCAATTCTATTTACTAACTTGATCATGTCTCCATTGTGATGTAGTACGTATCCCTCTGGAGTTGTCACCCTATACCCATTGTCAGTTTGAACATAAGTTCTAAATGTTTCTAGCTTATCTAAAGCATCGATGACTATCTGTTTGTTCTCTTGTATCTTTTTATAGAGAGCGAACATAGCATGGAACTCTTGCTCATTGTCCTCTAGGTACTTCAGACCAGAATACAATTGATTCCTTCTCTCTACTACCTTCGGTGGACTCTTCATCTTAGAGACCTCTTTGTCCATCTTATCTTTATAGAACTCACCAATCTTCTTAAGAGCTGACTTAGGATCACTGATGCTACGTCCTTGTCTGATCTCAGCATTGAAGAACTGTTTAAGATAAGATGCTACATGATACTTCTTATCACCAGTGGTACCCATATGATCTACCAGATAGTCTAAGAACTTACCAGCCTTCTGACACATCTGTTTGATTACCTGAACATTATTATCAAACTTCTTTATCTCATTTCCATCCATACTAATGTCATGCATAGGAGTATCATTCTTAATGACAGCACACTCTGATATCTTACTAAAGTTATCTACATCTGCTCCTGCTCTTGCTTGAGCACCAGCAAGAGTAGTGCCATCATAATGCGTGTGAAATACTACACCTATCTTAGCAGCATCAACCTCCACACCTATAGGATCATTCTTAGGTATACCATAGGTAATAGTATTTGCTCTAAAAGTAATAAGAGATTCACCATCTACTACCTCATGTTTCTTATCACCCTCAGTAAACATCAAGTCTCCTTGTATGACACCCTTGATACCTAACCTAGAGAAATACTTGAGTGACATCGATAGTTTCTCTGCCAGACCAGGCTTATCAGCATAGTATATGTCAATGTCTCTATCACTAAAGCAAAGTTTAGGATTGTCCTTATTAAATACAGACTTGTTTCCTACAAAGAACATACCACTAGCAGGATCAACACCACATACAACAGACGGTGCTCCATCCCATTTGGTCTGCATATATCCTGAGCTACCTTCCTTACCCAACATCTTACAAAGCTCTTGCATAAAACGAACGGCAGCCCAACAACCATCTACTCCATAGTTGAGCATCTCATCCTCGATATGTTCGAGGTGTTTTAACTGAACAACATTACTCATCGTATTCGTCGTCTGGATCTAGTGACCAAGTGGATTCATCTTTAAACTTGTAACCAGCCTGGAACTTGTCAGGAAATCCCTCACCTTTACCACTGGTATCCCTAATATTAAACTTGAGTTCCATAGTAGGAGTGGTTACAAACATATCAATACGTTGACCTATACCAGTCTTACCACCATAGTATACGTCTATCTGACCAGTAGAAGCAGTCTTCTTATTGATCTCTTCAGTAACATGGAATTCTTTTATCTTACCTGCATTTAAATGGCAGTAATGATATCCATAACCAAGACATCCTCGAATAAGAGTCTCTAATAATTCCTTATTTGGTTGGACTTTCTCATGCCCACCATTTCCTCCTTGTGCCTTAAGTTTAATCTTTGGGTTTGCCTGACCCTCTTCATGTGCTGCGTGTGCCTCATTGAATACAGCACAGAACCTATCATGATCTATACCAAATGTCTCTAGTAATTTCTTACCTGCTGTCTTCTTTATCTTACCTGCCTTGATCTCCTCAACAGGAAATACATGTGTCTTAGTACCTAGATTAGACAAGGCAACAGTACCACTTGTCTTACATGATAGATATACCTCTCTCCAACTATTATCTAAACACTTAAGTCTCAAGGTAACATCCGAAACCTTCTTACCTATATTAAACTTACCTTTACCAGCAGTACCAACAAACCATCCAGCATTCCATCTCAATGGTCTCTTAGTATCCTTCTCTCCTACTGCCTCTACTTCTATAGCCTTACAGTCATCCAATCCATGATCCTTAATAATATTAGTAATCATATCAGCATACTTCTGATCACCTGGAAGATCACTTGACTGGATCCATTCATCTATGATCTTAGCACAGTCTTTCTCAAACTTTGTTCCTTGGTTGTTCGCACCACCGCCACCTCTAGTTCCGTTGCCCCATGACTTAGAATCTAATTTCAGATCTGTAATCTCACAGTCCTTCTTCATCTGAGCGATAGAAACCTCGCCTTTCAGATCACGAATTATTTTTATAGTTGTCCTATTCTTTACGTCTATTGCTATTGGATCAGGAACTGATGGGAACTTCTCTACCAAACAAGTAAACAATACAATGGCATCTTGTGCTACCTCAGGCTTCATCTTAGCTGCCTTAGTAGCCTTCCTCATCTCTTCACTTGTCTTTGGTATGCAATCGTATGCCATTAAAAGCTCTTCCAGTACTTAGGATTAGTAAGTCCTCCCTCTCTATTTAGATCTGTATTAGTAAGCAAAATGTCACCAGCAAGACTGAATCTAGGTCCAGTATTATATGTGTGGTGACGTAGTTTAGCAGGGAATATTAATAGATTTCCTGGTGCTGCGTTCTCTTCCCACACTGAGGTGTTGAAGAAATTCTTTTCAGCATGAGCAAATGCCTCAGGGAACCACTCATTAGGGCTATCATTAGAGAAACACAATGGATCATCTGCCTCTAGGTAGTACACCCATGAGATATGAGCAGGGTCATGACAGTGAGAGGGTACTGGGTTATCCTGATCAGTAATAGTATACCATGTCTTCATGAAGTGTACGTCATATACACACTTCATCTCAGCAAGATACTTATGTACGTGGTCACTGATCTCAAAAAAGAAACTGGCAAGTTGAGGATCTAAGTGTACTAACACCTGACCATCTAACTCACCAGTTAAACCTTCATTAAATTCGTGATGATCATACCTCCTTGAGACCCACTGAACATATTCAGGTAGGTCTGCCTTGTAGAGACAAGTTGGAAAGAGATTAACCATCATGGATTTCAATGAATAGGTTATCACCTAGTCGTGTCTTATTGTATATTATAATTCTATCATTACTATAGTCAGCAGTGAACTCAAGTTCATCTTTGTTGTCCCACATCAACTCCTCATATAGAGCATTGAGTTTGGACATGTCTTCGTAGAGATCACTTGTCATCTGGTTGACGGTGCTCGGAATAATATATGTCGAACGTGCCACCAGGATATCTCTTCTCTAACTTCTTGATGTTCATCTCGATGACCTCATCAAAAGATACACCTAATGCCTGGGTAGCCTGTGAAACATACCACATAATATCACCCAACTCAATAAGCAGATGCTCTCTGTTTGCGTCGTCCCAAGGTTTGCCTTGAAACACCATCTTCTTAACGATCTCAAGAAACTCGCCAGACTCAGCAGCAAGCCCAACACCAGCAGTGGTAAGACGTTCAATATTGGCACCCTCTCTGTCAAGCTCAACCAAACGGTCAGCAAGAGCGACAAAATCCTTAGAACTATCGCTTGTGACAGCATCCACGAAATGAGAGTACCTATCAAAATCTACAGCCATAATTTTTAATTCCTATAAAATTTATCTTACACCTTACGGCGCATAGTTGTCAAGTGTTCTAACACTTCGTCACGAACCCACATGAGTTCATTAAAACAGCCTTGGTTGTGAGCACAACCTCGTAGTTGACTGTCTGGTCTTTGTACGGACTCGATGAAGATGTCGAGTGCCCTATTCCATTTAGTATCCTGACACTCATCAGTGTCTACACTACCTTGATCGTGCATTAGAATTTAAACTCCCCGAACTTAGTTTTCCTTTCTTCAGTCACTACCTCTTGTCCAGAGTCCATTATATTTTGTTGAGCACTTTGTTCAACATCATACAGCCTCATCTTTGATCTGTCAATACCTACAACAAATCTTTTGTTAAGAGTAGGATCATAGTATCTATTCTTCAACTGCTTGACCATTATTTGATTTTGTTGCTCCAGTTCCTCAGTAGATATAAGAGCAAACATAAGGTCAGCAGTGGCGGGAAGACCAAAGGACTCAGATGTGTCAGTAAGGTCAACGTCGCTACTACCGTAACCAGCACGAGTAGTTTGAGTGGCAGATACGATTGGTACATTGAATTCAACAGCTAACCCTCTCAGTTCTTCAGCGATACTCTTCACCATAGTGTAAGAGTTAACAGAGGCACCTCTGAACCGTTGGGATGTACATATGTTTAGGTAATCAATGAAGATTATCTCTGGTATAAAATTCTTCTTGAGTGCGAGATCATTTAAGAGTGCTCGAAAATGTCCCGCATGTGCTGAGGCAGTCGGGTATTCTTTTATGATAAATTTACCTTGTGTCTTCTGAGAGAGGTTAGTAATCCTCGTCTCAAACATCTGCTTAGGTAGCTGAGCTATCTGTTGGATGTCGATGTTGAGGAGGTTTGCATCAACTCGTTCAGCAATGCGCTCTTCCGCCATTTCCATTGTAATGTATAGAACGTTCCGTCCTTGCAACAACACGGAGCTAGCGACGTGGCACATGAATAAGCTTTTTCCGACACCCGTACCAGCAAGCGCGATGTTAAGAGTCTTATTAGGTAAACCACCTTTGGTAATTTTGTTAAAAAATTCGATGTCGAAAGGAACCTTCGACTCGACCCTGTGATAACTGTCATACCGTTCTTCATAGTCGTCAATGTAATCGTGACCTATATGGTTATCAAACGACACGCCAAGAGCTTCCGATAAGATACTAGGTATCGCATCGGGGGCTTTCTTTTCATCAGAACCATCAGCAATCTTAATGCTCTGCATAAGAGCAAGATAGATCGCACGTTCCTGGCACCACTTCTCAGTAGTATCCAGCAACCATTCTAGTTCTGTTTTCTCTTCGTCTAACGACGTTAATGTTTGCGTAATCTGCTTGAACTGATCATCATTAAGTGTGGAGAGATTGCCCACTTCAATAGTAAGGGCTTCAACTGTTGGTACAGCAGAATACTTTACGAAATATTTATCAGTTAAATCAAAGATTACTTTGTCTGTGTAGTCTTGGAAATATTCTGACTTAATAAATGGTAGAACTCTGCGACAATACTCCTCACTCAACAGTAAGTTCTTCAGTATCAGTGTCTCCACCTTCATAGATTTCTTCCTCAATAAAGAAGTTAAATGATATAGTAGACCTCAGTTTAGAGGACTTGTTCATGGGAGCAGCGTGCTCTAACCATGATGGAAAGATAACCATGTCACCCTCTTGTACCCAAGGGGTCAGAACGTTGGACTTAATACCAGCAGTAGCAAGTAACGTCTCGTTAGGGTGGTGGAAATTTGTAGCGTGATGTTCATTCGGATCGAAGTGAACATAGTATACAGCAGACCACTGACCAGGAGCATGAGTATGTTTCTCCTGCCAGTTAGTAGATTCATAACAGTTCAACCATAGATCTGTCAAGATCAGACTGCCATACTGCTTAGCTTCTGTTTGGAATTCATCCAGAACAGGTGTGAATGCGTCAAGGCATTCTGCTATGGGAAAGTATCCTGTACCAAATGTGGTAAAGAGTTTACAGTTCCATCCTTCAGGGGTGTCACCCTGATCTTTGAACTTGTTCTCCTCATAGTATTCTTCCACCCTTGTCTTAATAGGTTTAGCATCATCTACATGAAACCTATACAGGTAGGTGGGGAACGCTTCAACTCTCATCTAATACTCCATACTTAAACTCTTGGCTGGCTGCCCAATCAAG